TGCCGCACGGGAACATTTGAGATAAACACATGAGAACGAAAGAACCAACCAAGATAGGGCTAGTGCAGGAGGTACTTCGCGGCGACTTCTACCGCGTAAGCATAGGCGAGCAGGAGGGAGTAGAACCAAAACAGCGAGATTATCCGCTTGAGTTAAAATTGTCTAAGGAGTTGGTAAAATCAAAGGTCGGCTAAAAAATAAACTAAATAAACTAAATAAACTATTGTATGAGTCTAAAATCTCAACTACACAAACTAATCAGAGAGCGAGGCGAAGTTATGTATGGAGAGATTGCGCAACTCACAGCCGAGGCGGGTTACAAATGCTCAACGGCCGAACGCAGACTCCGACACTCGGAAAGCCCTGATATTCTACCAGTGATGGGAACGTCTAAAAAGGGCACGCCCTATATCAAGGCGTACAAATGGGTGGGAACGGTAGAAAGCCCCACACAAGTCATTTTAGAGGCTATTAAATCGACCCCAGTACCCTTATTCACTTACAAACTGCCAGATAATCAAAAAGTATGGAAACTATAAATTAAAAATAAAAAACAAAAAAATGAAAACACTCAATCTTAATATCGATTATCAACGCCCACAAGAGTCGATTGATAAGATATCGAATAGTGCTTTGACATGTGATTATTTAGACAATGTTATTGTTACTAAATATCCTGAATTGCAAGGGCAAAAGCTTCGAGCATTTGCTCGTATTCAAAGAAAATTAGATGCGGCACTTGAGGGGAAGTTAGAAACGATAGATTTTGAAGATGGCGACTTTGATTTGATTAAGGAAGCATTTAAGGATTTAAGGTTCAATGCGCGTCTTGCTAAATACGTAGTATACTTAATGGACGAGATAGATAAACTATAAATATGAAAGACATCTTAATGTCACTTGGAGCATTGGGTATTATGGCTGTGATAGTGCTTGTATCAGTATATGGAATAACATATTCGATTGTATTGGCTAGAAAACGGGCAGGAAAATAGACGCTAAAGCATACTAAAAGACCACATTAAACAAGTGTTGCTATTTTCTTTTTGTGAATAATGTTGTATAGTTAAAAGTATATGGAAAAAGAAACGGTGGCAATCGGTGCAAATCGGAGAGAGAATGGAACCTTTGGTCCAAATAATAATGCTAGTCCATTTGGACGAGGTATCATTACCGAGGAAGTCAAGATTCTTCGTCGTGCAACGAAGGATATCATTGCTGAATATAAAGCTAATCTTGCCGCCGCATTGCCTCGTATTGAGCAAGTGCTGATTTCTCTTGCTGAAGCAGGCGATATTGGGTCAATCAAAGAAATTCACGATCGTGTAATGGGTAAACCGCTCCAGCAAACAGACATTACAAGTGGTGGTGAGAAAATTGGTATTAGCGAAGAGCAGTCAAACGCGGCACGAAAGGCTTTAGTAAAATACGAATAAAATGACAGTCAATGAAATAATAGAGTCCGGCAATAAAGGGTCGTTGCGGGCTCTATTTTCTTTTAATTCAGAGGACACAGATAAATTAGTAATTGTTAAGTTTAATTTGTGGTCGCGATACTTTTTCCCTAAATACTTTACTTCGATTGATGCTAAGTTCCATAAAGAGATTGACCAGGGCAACCTTGATGTTTATCGTGGAAAACTAGAATCGTTTATTGATGTCGCCTTTCGAGGTGCGGCAAAGACAGCAAGAACAAAGCTATTTATGGGATTTGTTATCTTGAATGACATTGATCAATCACATCGGTATTTTAAAGTGTTATGTGAAGACAAAGCGAACTCAGCCCAGATTGTGACTGATGTGTACAATATGCTTGTCAATAATCTTATTGTACAACTTTATCCTGAAACATTTGAAAAAACGACGACAAAACGTGAGGAGACAATGGCATCATTCACAACTGCAACTAGCATCAAGATGACAGCTGGTACAGTTGGTACTAATCAAAGAGGTGCACTTCAAGAAGATGCTCGCCCTGATTTGATTTGGTATGAAGACTTCGAGAGTCGCACAACACTTAGGTCCGCTCGTAAAACAAAATCAATCTGGGAGAACATGGAAGAGGCAAGAACTGGACTCGCAAAAGGCGGTGGTTGTATTTATACCTGCAACTATGTTTCCGAACAGGGCAATGTGCACAAATTAGTGACAGCACCAGCAACGAGGCGACGTGTGTTAATCATTCCTATTATCGAGAATGGTGTACCAACATGGGTTCGATACTCACTTGAAGATATCGAGCAAATGAGAAGAGACGATGATGACTTTGAAGGTGAGCGTCTTTGTCGTCCAAGTGCGAGTAAGGACGTTCTCTTTGACCGTGAGACGCTTGACAAAATGGAGCGTCTTGAGCCAATTAAAGAAGTAGCTGGATTTAGGATATATAAGAAGTACGATCCGTCACATCGTTATGCGTTTGGCGCTGATGTTGCTGGAGGTATAGGACTAGACTCGTCAACGTCATGCGTAATTGATTTTGAAACAATACCGGCACATGTTACCGGTACATTCAACAACAACAATATCAAGCCAATGACATTCGGTGATGAGTTAGCACGGCAAGGTAATATGTTCGGTGAAGCACTAATTGCACCAGAGCGAAATAATCATGGGCATGCAACAATTGGACGACTACGACAAATATATGACAATATATTTTCGCCACCAATTAAAGAGACTAAGGTTGACCAATCAGTATCTCAATCTAAAGAGTACGGTTGGTTGACGACTGGGTTATCTAAGCCAAAAATGATATTTGCACTATCAAGGGCGGTAGAAGATGGTCATTTGTTGTTAAATGATCCTATTTTAATACAAGAGTGTGCCTCGTATAGCAGAAATGACCTTATTGATAGCGAGAATGACCCGCGATTGACTACGAGACACTTCGATTTACTGATTGCAGCGGCAATTGCGTGGCAAATGAAGGATTATGCTAAGCACCCGAGTATAAAAGACGAGCAATATGACTCTATTCTCGAAGAAGTTAAGCCCTTGTATGCTGATATTGGGATGTAAAGTGGCCTTTTAATATCTTTACATCACAACTTGTGCTATAATGATTGTACTAATGAGTGGGGAAAACTCAAACACAATGGCACGGCCCTCAGTAAATAAAGAAACGCGAGACCTTATCGTCACCCAAGCATTGCAGGAAATTCAATTTGCTCGAACATTCAAGCAAGGTAAAATTAAGAACTGGAAAACGAATGAACAGCTTTATTATTCTCGTAAGGTTGCTTCAGCAGATTCAATGGCTAATGTCGACCTTGGGCAAATGGCTTCATTCGTTCACACGTTACTTTCAAAGATAGACAACCCGCTCACATTCAAATTCACAAAACGTAAAGATGCGCAAATCAAGCGAGTAAAGCTTCTTAATGCACTAAAGACCCAAGATCAATCAGATAATGATTGGGATATTAAAGACATTGCTGGTAAAAAACAAGCCGTTATTTATGGTCGTGCAATCTATTCATATTTTGCAGACTCACAAAACGGCTACAAAGCGCATCTTGACCCAATTGATGTATACGACTTTTTAGTTGACCCATCTAGTGGTGGTATTGATATTGAGAAAGCCATGTATATTGGTGACTATGGTGTCGTGTATACAAAAACAGATCTTAAAGCTGGTATCAAAGATGGTTCATTTCTTAAAGCTGAAACACAAGAGTTGATTGATGGTGTTGGTAATTCAACCGCAATGACAACTGAAGAGACAAACAAAAAAGCACGTACCACTGATACAAATGTTCAATCGCCAACTAAAGAGATTGGTAATCCAGATAAGTTTAAGTTTTGGAGATGGGGCACGACATACGAAGGACAACGATATTATTTAACACTAAGTGAAACAGGCGCAAAATGTATTGAGTGTGTGCTGATTGAAGAGAAGTTTGAAAGTGGACTCTGGTGGTACTGGACATGGGCGGCTTTCCCCGACCTTACTGAATTTTGGACCCCATCGTTTTGTGATTATGTTCGTGAAATCTTTATGGCACAAGCTGTATCTATTAACCAAGCACTTGATAATGCTGAAAAGATTAACAAGCCTCAGAAGCTTATTCAGACTGGTGCAATTGAGAACCTTGCTGAATTAAAGTATCGTCGCGACGGAACAATTAAGGTTAAGAAAGATATTGATGTTAATAAAGCATATCAAACAGTCATTACACCATCAATTACAACTCCATTTGAAGTATTTAGGATTCTTGATGCTATTCAAGAGAAGGCTAGTGGTGTTACAGCTGCAGCACAAGGTGACTCACGAAATGATTCCGGGGCAAAACTTGGTATTTATAAAGGCAATCAAGAGAATACAGCGGATAGATTTGGTTTCCTTAACAGGTCATACTCATTCGGCTATAAACGCTTTTCAATACTTTATCGTTGGGGTGTTAAAGATCATCTAATTAGACGGAAAGCAATTGATATGCTTGGTCCAGATGGTGTAGAAGTAATCGAAGCTAATCGCCGTGATATATTTAGAAAAGATGATGAGTTCAATGTGCTCGTCGAGGCATCAAATGCTGAACTCGCATTATCTGAACAAGAGAAAATGACCAAGCTTGCATTTATTGCTGGGCAAGCGGCAATTCCAATTGTAGCCGGTACTAAACCAATTATGAACCCACATAAAGCATTTGAAATTCAAGCAACGATTGCTGGATTTGATGAAGAGACAATTCGTCAACTTCAAGATACTAGTGAATATGGTGATGCTGAGCTTATGAGTGAAGCTGAACGTGATATTGAGGCATTGATTGATAATGAGAAGGTATTGCCTAATGCAAATGCAAGCATTGCATACAAGCAACGATTTGTTGACTATATGCAAGATCACCAAGAGAATCTGTCAATGGAGGAGTTCAAACGTCTTGCTGATTACTTGCTATCACTCGATCAAATAATCATCAGAAATATGGTACGACAAGCTGAAGCTGAAATTCTTAGACAACAAATGGAGTTAGCTCGTGCACCTATATATCCAAATATACAACCGGACGTGGTCGATCAAGGAAGTGGAATACCAATACAAAATAACCAACTAATATAATGATAAAAGTAATTCAAGTAGGAGATAAGTGGACATGGAAAGAAGTTAGCGAAGAGGGTAATAGCATCCGTGCTGGTGTAGAGCGTTTTGATACAGAAAAAGAAGTAACTGCATTTATTGCTGCATTCCCGGATGACAAAGAGCTTGAGCAACCGATGGAGCAACCACCGTCAATTGACGATATTGCAACCGCTAATATCACGCCAATCAATACAATTCCAGTCAAAGGATTAAATAATCAAGACGAATAATATGGATATAGCGTACCGCATTAAAGAGGGGCAAGAAGAGGGTAAAGATAAAAGCCAGCTCGTCATTGTGAAGACGGGGCATGAGGTTGAACTTACTCTTGCGAACTACGATTCTTACGTTATGCAGAATGCTAAGCACCTTAAAGAGATAACTGCACAACGTGATTATGAAGAGGCAATTATTACTAATATCGAACAGCATCACCCATTTGTCACACAAATGCCAAGCGATCAATTAGTAACGTGTTGGTTGTATAAAGAGGCAAAAGGTAAAGTTGATATTGCAAATGCAAAATTAAAAGAGATTAACTTTGCGCAACGTGAACTTGAACAAGAAAAAGCGGCAATCATTGAAGCGTTGCCAGAATTAAAGGTCGAGGAAACCGTCGAACAATCAAATGAAGAAAAAAGCTAAAACAGCAGGCAGGATTTTCTCTGACGTAAAAAAGGCACCCTTCAAACCGATGCCTCATTTACCTAAGAACCCAATGTCGCCAATGATGAAAGGTAAAAAGAAGGCATACTAATGAAAAAAGAAATAGCTGAGCACACAAATAAGCAGGTGCCGATGATTGCTGATGACCTTGAGAAGGCTTCAGCTATTTCTATTGTTTTTGAAAGTGAAGGTGGAAAGATGTTAATAAGTGGGCTTATAACTGACGTTACTAACAGCCTAGAAACGATGATATCAGCATGTAAAACACTTACAATGCAGGAATTTGTGGCTTATTGTTGTGATATTAAGTCAAAGATTGATTTAATCAAAGCACTCAAACGAAGCAAGGAAAACAAAGACTTTTTGGCTAATTTACTTAAAGAAGAGATGTTAAAAGAAGAATGACATGCTGTGTCCTGTCGCCCTAATCGGTCAATCCCCATTCACCGAAACAAAAGCGATAGGACACATCATGCCATTGTACATGATGGAAATAAGTGCTATAATTGAAAGTGTAATAGTCGGCGGACTCTAAA